CTATATGTGGATGGAGAAGTATAATTCAGCCCCCCACTCGCATTAAAAAACCCCACAATGTAGCCGGCTGGGGCACCTCAAGCGGTCTCCCTCCCCGAAATAGAAATCATAGGAGACATAAATGCCACTGAGTAAGGCTAGGAATAGAGAAAGAATGAGACGCAGTAGGTTGCACAAGTTAGTAGAGAAGCCATCCGTGCAACCTATTCTTGATGCGGTAAGCCCCTCTCTTCAGCGTGAGGGTTATGGCAAGGCTTCAAGCAGCGTGCAACCCAGAACGATTAGGATAGACGGTAGGGATTATATCGTGCCAGAGCTAGACGCTGATGGCAACCCGATACCTGAAATATAGTCCATAAACTTGCCAATTACCCCCTAAAATAAAGACTAAAGTGTTATTCACGCCTAGTGTTGGTTCTTACTATTAATCTAATGTAAAGTATGCTATAATAATGGTATGAATGATATAGAGGAATTGATACAAGCAGCCCAGTGGCAGGTTAAGCGGCTCAGCAGAGAGGTGCCGCTGGCTATCAAGCGTGAGAGGGAAAGGGATCACCCCAGGCAATCTTGGCAGAATGTCATAGATAGATTACCTACATATCCCCATTCCCCCTATTAAGGTAGGGGTGCAGGGTCAAAGCTGAAACGCCTGTAATGGTGAGGTTGGTAGTTAGCCCACCAGCCCCTACCCTATGGTTTACTGGTTGTGGTGTAGGCGCCGGTTTCGTTCTACCATAGATTACCACTCGTTCTACTCTTAACACACCTTATTTGCCATCTCAGTGCGTCTCATCATATCCCTGGCAGGTATCCATACCCCCTATGTGCCCCATTGAAGCCTGAGAATGATTGAATATACCCATCTACCTTTAGAATTAGACAAAAGGGGTTAGGTTTAATTAGTTTAATTAGTCTCATTTAAATAGAGTTTAATTCTATTAGAGGGGGAGCACAATGGCTAAGAAAGAAGTGGGGAAATTTACCCCTGACACAGCGATGGTTTTTGAGGGTAAGGTTGGGGTGGACAGTAACGCAGGCAAGATTTATCTCCTATCCCCTAACGGCAATGTCACTGACTTATCGGAGATAATAGGCAAGTTAATTAGCAAATACACCGTAGTTTCCATTCAATATCAAAGCTAATAAATAGGTTTAATTATGGCACTACATAGGAAAATAAGTATATTAGGGTCGCCCTTAACCAAGTTTGAAGCTACTGGGTTTATAAGACCGAAGGCAAATAGGGGCAGGTTTATATTGTGCAGTGTTTGTCATAAGGGTGGTGGCACTCTTGTTCAAGATGGCAGGGGGGGATACAGGCATCCGTTATGTCAGAAGAACAGTTACTAATCATACCTTTAATGAAGACTTCTATCCAGTTATATCTTATATATGTGATAACGCCTGGGATGACTTATTGGATGGTATTTAACTTAAATTAAGGGGGTAAAGCGAGGGGTTGGGCAACCACAAACCCACTGGTAATAGGTTTAAGCTGGGGATGGAATGCGAAGGCTTTGTAAAATCCTGCCCAGCCCCATCTCTATACTAGGTGGTATTTTACTTTATATGTAAAAGAGCTTAAATAAGTATGGGAAGACCAGCAGGGTCTAGGAATAAACCTGGCAGTTTAAAGCCAGGGCGCAGGAAGGGTTGCACTTCTCCGATATTACCTCAGTATAAAGATGAGGAGATACGGCAATTCAAGGCGCAGATAAACGAGTTATTTGAGAAGGGTGAGGTAGAGAATTTATCTCAGGCTGCTGACAGGATAGGTGTGTCCAAGATGAGGGCTTATTCCTGGTTAAAGGCTGATGCACAGTGGGCTGAGGATATAAAGTTAGGCTTAGAGGTTGTAGCTGATAAATATGAGGAGGAGCTTTTGAAGCCTGAGTTAAAGAAGCCTCAAGTTACTGCCTTGATTTTTATGTTAAATGGTATGCGCCCAGAGAAATATCGTGATAGTTATAAGTTAGTTGCCCCAAATCTCAAGCTAGAAGCCTTGTTAGCCAAATTAGTTAAAGCCAAGGGGGAATCGCCTAAAATAATTGAAGCTGAAGTTATCCCGATTGAGGAGGCAAAATCGTTACCCCAGTTATTAGCCGAGACGATAGAGAGCAAAGACGCTTTGAAGGTTTAATTAAGCGGTTTGATTTCCATTATGGCATAAAGGTTTTCAAGGATAAAGAGTTCTTTGTATCCGAGTCTAAGAAGCGGCACCTCAGGAAAATAAACAAGCAAATAAAATCAAAATGGTCTGATGGCAGTATTCGTTCCAAGCAGGCAAAACGAAGACCGCCGAAGTTGCGGAGGTTTTGGTAATTGCCCAGTGCAGAACAGCGGGAAATAATCTTTGAGAGCTTAGGGTACAAGCCGCTCCCAGAACAAGCAGCGGCTCATAATCACTTGGCTCGCCTCAAGATGTTTGTCGGGGGTGACAGGGCAGGAAAGTCCTACGCTGCTGCAATGGAATTTCTCTCCCGTTTCTATGAGGGCAAATTATATTGGCTTGTAGCTGCCGATTACGATAGAACACGGGCTGAGTTTAATCATATTTGTGATGGCTTGGATAGGCTGGGCTTAGTATATCGCCCCAGCAAGCGGATAGACCCAGGGGAAATAACCATTGCTGGTGGCTTTCGAGTTATTACAAAATCAGCTAAAGACCCCCGTAAATTAGCGATGGAAGCCCCGGATGGGATTATTGCTTGTGAAGCCAGCCAGTTGTCGTATGAAGATTACCTCCGATTACGAGGCAGGTTGATAGAAAAACAAGGCTGGTTGTTTATGTCAGGCTCCTTTGAGTCATCCTTGGGCTGGTATCCGGAGCTTTATCAGCGTTGGCTTATTTCGGATAACCCAACTGAATACAAATCCTTTAATATGCCCACCTGGGCGAATACAATTAGCTTTCCTAGTGGTAGAAACGACCCTATGATTCTCGCTGAAGAGCGAGAAATGTCTAGGGAACGCTTTATGGAACGCTTTGGTGCTACTCCCTGCCCACCAGCAGGTAGGGTTTTCACCGAATTTAGCAATGTGGTTCATACTGGAAGTGGTGGAGAATACGAATTTGACCCACTTTGCCCTGTTTATCTCTGGATAGACCCTGGGTATGCCCATTATTTCGCCGTTGAGGTTGCCCAAAAGCGTGGTGAGGATGTTTTTATCGTTGATGAGGTCTACGAAACAGGCTTAGTAGCCTCTGAAATCATAGATTTGTGTAGCAAGCGACCTTGGTGGCCTAAGAGAAACAGGGGAACGATAGATATTGCGGGTATACGGCACGATGCGATGCCTGCTGTAGCTGAAATTTGGCTTAAAGAGGCGAATGTTGCCCTAACTTACAATAAGGTTCCGATAAATGATGGTACCGAGTGTCTCAAGCGGTATTTGAAGGTCAATCCATTAACGGGTAGACCAAATATCTTCATAAATACTAAATGCAGGGGGTTGATTAGTGAATTAGGTGGTGCTCCCAACCCTCATACGGGACAACCTGCTGTCTATAAGTGGAAAGTGTCTAAAGAGGGCGACATTATCGGTAGTACACCAGAAGATAAGTATAACGATGCCGTAAAAGCGACTATATACGGGTTGGTAGATTTAGTAGGTTACACCCCGTCTCAAAGAAGCAGAATATTCAAGATGAAGTTCACATAGAGAGGTGAATATGAGTTTAAGAACCATATCGGAGATTACAGAAGCGGTTGATACCTTTCGGAAGAGTCAGGTTCAGACCCAACTGAGGCAGAAATGGGATGGTGATATAGATTTATACCGACTGAATCCCTATAACGCTGGTAAGGGATATTATTCCTACACCTCAAATGCCCCCCGTGTCCTGATTAAGAAAATAATAGCTATGTTATGTCAGGCGAATTTGTTTATTCGGATTCCTGGCGACTTGAAGAATAAGAAAGACAGACAAATTGCCAGCACAATAGAGAGGTTTCTTTATGGTAGTTTTAACCTGAATGATAATATGCTCTTACGGAGGTTTTTGCCTACCTTCAGGGAGCAGATGGCATTTCTCTTGACACTTCGGGGTAGGGCTGGTTTCAGGGTTTATATTACGAGGGATGAGCAAGGGAATGCAATCCCAGAGATGATACCCTTAGACCCATATCAGATGTCTTACAGGAGGTTATCGTTGATAAGAAATGGGCTAAAGAACCTGACAAACACGGACTTGATGAGTGCCCTGTTCACCTTGTAATGGTTGGGGCAATGCCCGACATTGAATCCTCTTATACAAATGTTAATGCAGAGCGGGGGGATGGTGCACTTGACAGCAACAGGAACATCTACCCCTTAATGAATAAAACCATGTCTGATGCCTTGACAATAGTTAGGCGAGGCGTGAAGGTTCCGCTTGGTATCTGGTCGGATGATGGGCTGGCGGATATCGATGGAGATATTTGGCAGGTTGAAAAGGGTGGACATACAAAGTTCACAAAAGATGTTGAGATAAAACCACTTATCGAGCCTTCCATGCCTGCAGATACAGCACCCCTATTGGGTGCAATGTCGGGGGAGTTACAGCGAGGTGGCATTTCCCATGTAAGTTGGGGTGAGTTGGGCTTCCGTCTATCTGGGTATGCTATCAATTCCTTGGATGCAGCTATAGTTACCGTAATCAAACCCTTTGCCCAGGCGTTAGAGCAGGCTTATACATTGGCTTCTATCTCTCTATTAACACAGTTTGCCAAGGGGGGATTTGATAAGGTGGAGGTTATGGGCAGAACCTCTACAAATGAAGCCTTTGGCTATCCTGAGAAATTAACCATAAAGCCTAAAGAGGAATGAAGAGGCAAATGGCAATGGCGGCTCAGGCGAGTGGTGGAACACCAGCTACTACTCCATCCCCTACGGAAGAGATGGCAATGGAAACCCCTGGTGCTGGGATGCCTCCTGGGGAAACTGGAATGCCAACAAGTGTGATGCCACCTGAAACTCTGGGTGGAATGCCACCTGGGGCTGCTGGAGCCAAAATGACAGGGGAAGGTGAGATTTAATGGCAGAACCAACCTATATAAATCCCAGGACTGGTAAACCAATAACACCCTTAACCCCAGAGGCACAACTGGGGTGGACAGGTGGGCAGGTTTTAGGAATGGGGACTTCCGCAGAGGCAATCGCTTCTCTGCTTCCCGCATCTGAAGAATCCCCGTGGAGAACGTCTGATGGGGATTTAGTAATCCAGATTAACGGAAAAGGGATTGTAGTAAAGAATATAGTAGAGTATATTAATGCGCACCCAGAAGATACAGCTTCAGTGAGTGACCCTCGTTCTGTAACCCAAATGGATTATGCTGTAAACCTTGCAAGAAATGTACAGTCGCCAATAAGGAGTATCAGCGACCCCACAATGCCTTGGGGTAAACTTGCCTCAGTAAGCGGAGGTATCCCTGTGTCTGGTGGTTATGGTCAACCTGCAACGGGGTATGGGGCTACAGAATCTTGGTACCCGCCTGTCAGGTGGGGTACACCGATAGAAGAAGCTACTGAATATGCCAGACCAGAATATGAGTCTGCTTATTATAAAGCATTAAAGACAGCAAAGCCTACCGTAAGCCCAGCAAGATATGATTGGATGGAGAGTTTGAGACCAGAGCTTTTGCGACAATGGCAAGCTACGCAGCCGGTAAGTGAGGCTGAATTTACCAGAAAACCATATACAGTTGAATATGGGGTTTCGCCAGTAACGTCTGAGGAAATGGCAGCTAGGGTAAAAGAACTTTCAAAAACAATGACCTTAGAGGCTGCTGAGGAACAAGGGAGAGCTTCAAAGAAGGGCTTTAACTGCTGAGGAAAAAGCTAGAACTGGAGCCACTGGTTTAGCCAAGGCTGCTGCACAACAAAGACAGGCTAAGTGGGGTGCTTGGACTGGGGTTTATCCCTTCAAGGAAGAGTGGTATGGGATGGCTCCACGAGAACGAGGCATATACCCTGGACGTTTCGCACCTCCAGCGGGCTGGAGAGTATAGTATGCCAAACGGGGAAGATTTAACTAAACAGATAAAGGAAGCTGAGCGAATATACAGCCAGCGATGGAAGGCTGGGTTAAGACCACCACCTAAACCGTGGGAACAGCCGAGATATGGGGTTACTGGATATGGTCAGCCTTGGCCATTTACTCCTGAAGAAGAGGCTGCTATTGCTGCCTATTCCGAATACCATGGAGGGCAATTCCCAGGTGGCTTTAATGTAAGAGCCTATATTGGACACTCCAAGGAGAGACCAAAGGAACCATTTGAACCTTATAAAAGAGCAGCGGAGCAGGAATATCTGGCAAAGGAGCCTAAAATTCCCTTTGAGGAATGGTTAAAAGAACAGGGGATAGATTTAGCTCCAGAACCAAGGTGGAAGCCACCAGCTTATAAGAGAGAATACCCTGAACCTACTTACTGGAAACCACCTGAACCAGAGAGAGCTTTTGAGGGGTTAATTCCCAGACTGGGGATTGCCAAAAGACAGAGAACCAATACCAGTAATGGTTGATAACAAACAACGCACTTTAACAATTGATAAACAAAATAAAGTCTATGATGAGTGGAATCGCCCTGTGGCTGAATATAAACCTGATACTGGCGAGTTCACGAAACTACCAGAGGTGTGGTGGATGAAGGCGTTAGAAGTTGGAGCCAAGGGAGTAAGGGCAGCTCTTTATGCCCCAAGGGTTGTGGGCGTTTTGGCTAAAGAAGAGGTAGAAAATCTTAAGAAGATATTTAGCACGCCAATCGTAGAGCATTTTCAAAAGCACGTGCCAGAAAGGGAGCATACCTGGGACTCCTTTGTGGAATATATGTCTAAACTTACTCCAGAGGGCGAGGCGATAAAAGAGTTTAAGAAACTCCCTATAGCTCAACAAATAGCCTATGAATTACCCTTCTGGATAGCTACTGGTGGTATTACGGCAACTGGAATACGAGCTAGCTTGGCTGGTGTCGCAACTAGAGGTGGTGTAAAAGCTATTCCCGCTACTATAACTAGGGGTGCTTTACTTCCTGCTGAATTAGCTGAAACTGCTGTTGGTTATGTTGTTAGATTGCCATTAGTAGGCGTTACTAAAGGAACTCAAAAAGCCTTTCAAAAAGCCCTTGACGCTGGATTGGATAGATGGATGGCGAAACAAGGGCATAGTGGCGTATATAAGAATAGAGTTGTTGAAGCGTTCTTAAAGAAGAACAATGCGTGGCTGGTTAGACAGGCTGATACCAATATTAAGAAAAGAATGGCTGAAAAACTTGGTGGCGAAAAGGCTGCCCAGATGGCTGCTCAGGATACAGTTACACAAGCCGAACCCTTACTACTTAAAGCGTCACAAGAAGTTGGAGTTGTTAAGCCTTCGGTAAAGCCTGAAGTTAAACCGCCAGTTGAGGTTCCTGCTGAATTAAGGGCTACTCCGATTAGCCAATTAAGCAAGGCTGATAGACAGACAGTAGGGGTTTCTGGACTAATAGCAAAATTCAATAAGCTCAATTACAAGAATTTA